GTTTGACCAATAATGATAGTATGTGTACAGCTGGAGAAAGAATGATTGACCACTTAAGTGAGTTGTATGGAAATGGTAAACTCACATCATACCTTAAGTGGAAAGTTACATCAATCTTCTCATGGGGAATGGACCAGCCTCTACCTGTCGTACCTAAAGATTTTGAAGAATTGAAAGAAAAACCTTATGTTCTATTTGGAGGTGCTTTCTATAGTTTTCAGAACTATATGAAACATCAAACAAATTATGAAAAAAGGTTATCTTTCTTTTCTTCAATTCTTAATGGTAAGAAAGGTTTGCCGCGACCTACGGAAGGTCTTATAATTAAATCAATTGCGGATACTGTTCATGCGCTGACGACCGATCATTCAAAAGTGGATGATTGGATAGATATTATACCTTTAGAACAAGAGGTACGTCGAACAGTAAGAGAGGTGTTTGGTAAACAGTTATGTGTTAGGAATGATGAAGCTGAATTCTTTAAGATTGAAAAGGGTTTTGGTTGGAGCGAGAAATGGATACCATGTATGGATTCAAAAGAGTTGATTGATAGTATTACTACTATCAATTGGCCCTCTTGTAAATCACATTATGGGGATTATAAACGCAAAAGATGTGGTGCTCTTGGAGCAATCACGTCAATGGGTTTATTACCAGGTCTCGTTTCAACTTTAAACCAAATTCGTATTAATGATTATCTTCCTGGACGAGGCGATTTGGTGAGCCTCGGTCAATCTATTTTAGATGATTCACAGAATATTAAAATAGAACACTTAACTTGGTCTGAGGAATGTTGTGAGCCTAGTATTCCATTGATTCGTTTCTTGGGTTTATCCCAATTGAGATCGAAGATATGGAGATACTTGCTGGAAATGGCGAAACTAGAAGAAAATAAGGTTACACCAGTTGGTTTAGCTGAACCATTAAAAGTTAGAATTATTTCTAAGGGACCCGCATTACGTTATACACTCTTGAAAGGAGTGCAAAAATGTATGTGGTCTACTCTTAAAAATCATCCTACTTTTTTGATTCATAAACCTCTTGATGGTAATGACTTATCATCACGGATTGGATATTTAGACGATGGCGAATTTTATGTTTCA